ATACGCAAACGAATACTCCTTACCGTAAGAAAGTATTCTAGCTGCTAGCATTAAAGCATCTCTATCTCCGATCAGTAGATCATTGTAGTTAATAGGAGAAACGATCATTGATTGCAAAAGCTTGTCAATTGCAATACCTTGACGAAGATAATTCTGATTGGTAAGTATATCCTCTTCTTTAGCGGTCATATACTTCATTTCAATTTTACCGCTTGATAGAGGACTGTCGGCTGGGTATACTAGTCCTTTAGAGGGAAGTTCAACGACTTCGGTTGGTATATTAAATGCCATATTTTAAATAACTTTAGTTTCTTATATATAAATATATTAAAATAAAAAACCCGGCCATGTAGACCGGGCTTGTATTTTTTATAAAGACTAAATCTTTAGAAGTTCAATACGCAATAATCCATTGCAAGCTGCAGTTCAACGTTGATGGCATCCTCTGTAGACCAGTTGTACTGACCGAAGTTAGAAGAGACTACAAATGAACCTTTGATGATCCACTCACCGATTATATCACCTACTGGTCCCAGAGCATTCAAGGTGACGTCCTTCTTGTAGAAGTCCGAGTACCCGGCCCGGCCTGTAACTGACTCGTATCCAAGTCTAGCCCACTCCATGACCGCCTGTGCACCTGAAGGTGTGATGGGGTCATAAAGGCTGAGGGTCATGTTCTGCCACTCTCTCTTACCTCTAATCTTTCTGTAAGTGTTGATGTGATCAAGCTTGATGACACCGTCTGTGAAGGAAGGTGAAGAGACACTCTTAACCAAGTAAGATGGAATTCCATCGATGTACATAATAAATCTGTTAGCTACCTTCGGCTCGAAGGCTGTAAACATAATTTCGTTTGGATCTAGTACTGGCATTTTGCTGGTCTGATTATTTAATTATAAATAGCTTATACGTTAAATGTTGCTCCCGTAGGCTGGACTACAAAGTCTAGTACGATGAATTCTGCTGTCTTGGCAGGTTGGATGAAGATCTGACCTACAAGCTGGTTGCGGTCAATAACATCGGCAGTGTTGTTGGTGTCGTCCATTAACACTCTATAAGCGTAAAGTCCTTGTCTCTGTACTACAGTCTCAAGGTATGGGGTAACGGCGGCAAGGAATCTGTTGCGGGTAGCGATTGTGTTCTGCTCAAATACTAGAGTGTTGGCCTGGTCACCGATAAAGTTCTTAAGGTTGATAAGAAGTCTGCGGACGTTGACCCGGTCTAAAGCCGAAGCCTTAGTCTGCAAGGTCTTCTGACCGTAAGCAACTACGCCTGAACCTGGGAAGGTGGCGATTGGGTTAACTTTGCCTAAGTAGAGAGTATCTCTGTCTGACTGAGAAAGCTTTCTTTCTGCCATAACTACTGAAGGAATTCCTCCTCTTAGTAGACCTGCTGGTGCGAACCATTCTGCTCCTACTCTGTCGTTGAAGGCGAATACGCCTCCCAGGACCGTTGAAGCAGGTGCCCAAACATTTTTACCTAACTCGTTGTTTGCTACCTTAACCCAGGGCCAGTAAGCGGCAGCAAATGAGCTGTTCATTCCTCCGGCTTGGGTGGTTGCAGTGGCAGTTGAGCTGCCGTACCCTACCGGGTCAACAACGTAAATTGCGTCTCCTCTAGTCTCTACTAGATCGATGAACTGGGTTACTACTGAAGAGTGAAGATCCTTAGTCAGACCTGGTGTCAGTAAGACGTTAAATCTGTATTCGTCTCTGTTAGCAAGAGTTGCGATTGCCGTATCGTAGGCAGTGGAAGGTGCAATACCCTGACTGTCGTTAGCTGCTAGGTTAACAAACTGTGCTTGAAGGGCGGCTTGAAATAATGTGCCAGTTCCGCTGGCAAAGGATCCGTTAAAAGATCCGCTACCGATTTGAAATCCTACAAACGAAGCTGAGTAGGCTGTATTAGCTACACCGTTGTTATCCAGATAGTCAGGCATTTTAGTATTGACGCTTGATACGTAGACGTACTTAGAGGCGTTAGGATATTCACCTTCCACTAATACTGAATCACCTTGGTTAGTCCGATACTGGTCCCCGATTACTCTTGCAACGTAGTTAGTTGACTTAGGGTCTAAGGAAAGATTTTGATAAGATTCAAGAACGATTTTGTTCTTTTCGTTATCATCTCCTCTTCTAATAATGAGTGAGAAAGTACCTTGCTGGGTATTCTTTGAAGTAACTTCGTATCTGATGTTATCAGCTGAGCCGCTCGCAAGAGAGTTGTTCGTTCCTGCAGAGCCGCTGTTATTCATTATAGCACCTTCAGTCATGGTGGTGAGAGTCACCCATGAGGTTGATCCGCTTGTGATCGTAGCAGATGCTGGACTAAAGCTTTGATCGGATACTCTGGTTACTAGGAGTGAAGAACCGCCCTGCTCAAAATATTTTTCGGCAGCTAGTGCAGTATAGTGGGTGTAGTAGTCGCTTCCTGACTTAAAAGCACCTCCGAACATATTCAAGTACTCCCCGTAAGAACGTACTATAGTTGGTATGTCCTGAGGGCCTTTGGTAGTAGGTCCTACTAGTGCTGTAGAGACTTCGCCGGCTGCTGGGGTTACAAAAGACAGGTCGTTTTCTCTTGAAAAAACGCCTGGTGATAAAATTCTTTCTGACATTTTAAGGAAAGGTTAATTGATCTTAGTATAAATATGCGTTAGTAGTACAAACCACTATACTGTAAAGTATGAGCCCATTGCATTAGGGAAATCGTAATCTGAACCTGAGCGTTGAAGAGGGACTTGTTTAGTAGCAATACTTCCTGTAGTCTCAATTACAAAAGTATTACTCTTAGGTTCTCCAAAGGTGTATATTCTTTTCACTCCGCCGCCAACTACTCCACCGCTGCCAAAACTAGTAATTTGTTTTGGTTTTACAGCACCTGATAGTACCTGTGCTCTTTCATTACTAAAGAATGGAACATTTACTTTTATTGCAACAAAAGCAATATTCCCTACAAAATTTGAGCCGGTTGTATGTTGAGTCCCTCCAATAGTCAGGTGATCGGCTTGGGTGAATGTATTGCTAAAGAGAAGTTGGCCATTCTGATCTCTCATAGATTCCGAAGTTATAGATCTTCTATTTCCGATATAGGTGCTAGGCTGTAGGTTTGCAGGTATGTTAACATTAGGAGGGTAGCCGATACCGTGTTCGTAAGTTACGAGTGTATAGCCGTTTCCTAAAGTTCCTAGAGTTGCACCTTTTGAAGATACGCTACTTTCGAGAGTATTTCCGCTGTCGCTAAAAGTTGTCTTTATATTGCCGGCTGGAGTTAAAGAAATTTTAATAGATTGACTAGCAAAACTGCCGGTATACATATGAAATAAAGTCTGTTCGGTAGCAGGAGTAAACGTACTAGGTTTAATTGCTAGCATAATTCCGAAAGATCCGGTGAAGAGGATTGGCAAGTCAACTGACTCTAAGCTAGAGCTAAATAAGCTATTACCGTCAAAGTAAAAAGCAGTATCACTAAAAACGATAGGTGGATTGCTGACTACAGGAGTAGGTGCTGGTATCGGGGTTGGTGGCTTAGGAGGAATAGTTGGAGGGGCCTGAAGCGATACAGGTGCCGGTGCACTTACGAAAGTAGATACTACCGGTCTAGCGTTAGAGACCGGGGAGGGCTGCTGGGCTGTCAAGCTTGTCGGCTGCAAATTAGTAAACTGTAACCTAAACTGCTGTGATTGGGTGGAGCTAGGTTGCAGTAAAGATTTTTTATCTCCTATGGCCATAATGTAAAAAGATTTTCATATAAATAGAAAAAGAGGGCCGAAACCCTCTTTACTTCTAATGCAGGATCACCAGCTACTTATTCAGCAGCAGAAACCTCTTCAGCAGGAGCATCCTCGGTCTTAGGAGCCGGTACGAACTCGCCTGTAGAAAGGTCTACAGTACCGTCGCCGTACTTATCGGAAAGTTCCTTACCAAAGGTGTTCTCTTCTTCACGAAGTTCAGCTAAGAATTTCTTAGCGTTTTCAGCTCTACGCTCAAGGTTTAGTTTGATCAATTCGATCTCACCAAATTCAATGACGATTGCTCTGTTTTTTTCCTGGAGTTGCTGAATTGATTGTAGCTCCTCTTGCGAAAGTTTTGTATTTACCATATAACGAAATTTAAATTAACCGGTTAGTTATATATAAATATATGAAAAAATATTTTAGTACACAACTTTTTCTAACATCCTCTCTGTGCAGTTATTTTTCCACCGTCTGGGATTTCGTAGACAGTATTACCGGACTTATACCAAAGTCCTCCTCCATTGAATGCAGTAGATAGAGTGTTGTCGGTATAGAGGGTGACATTATTACCTAGAGTTGCGACAGCAGCATATAATGTAATCGGATCGAAGGCTTCAGCACAGGCAGAAGCGTAGTCTCCGTACCCCCGCTGTCCGTCCCCTGCATAGAATGTAAATTCAGTGGAGGCTGAGAATCCGTAAAACTCCGAGATTGAGTCCGGGGTTGAGAATCCTGCAGCTGCGTGCAGTGTTCTAAAGTCATTGGCTGAAGATCCTAGCTCGGTCTTGATATCACTTAAAGATATCGCCCCGCTACTTTGTAAGGCCATGGACTAGTACTTTTAGTTCATCGATTTGTTTTTGCTGCTGCTCAATTAAAGTCTGCTGCTGCTTGATTGCTTCAATTAACAGTCCGGCCATGTTTCCATAAGCGACGTTGTACATTCCCGAAGCATCCTGAGATACTACTTCCGGTACTACGGCTAGGACTTCCTGGGCGATGACTCCCATGTTGGTGCTCCTATCATCAGAATCTGTTCTCTTGAAAGTTACACCTCTTAGCTGCTTTACTTTTTCTAGAGCATTTCCAATGGTCTGGATATCGGTCTTAATTCTGGCATCAGAGTAACCTGTTACGTTACCGGCAAAGGTTACGTTGCCGGACATATCCAGCTGCATTCTGTTTGCAGATGCACTCCAGCCTCCTAGCCTCATTACGTTGTCATCGTCTAGTCCAAAGTTTACAGCAAAATGACCAGCTTTATGAAAGGACATAAATGCTGCATTATTACCGGTGGAGTAAGCTTGAAGTTTAGCAGAATCTGTTGCTCCTGACTTACCTCCGTTGTTTGTCTGGAAGTATGTTATACCTGTTACTGTTCCTCCTGAGAGCGGTAGAGCGTAGTTGCTGTAGTTTCCGGAGTGAAGTACAGTGCGTTCAGTTCCGCCTCCAGTTGAACCAGCTGAAAGGTACATCTCTCCACGATACCATCTGTACTTCCAGCCAGTATTGTGCTGGTAGTGGCCAACTTCATCTGAGTTGGCCATTAAGTAGTTGCTGCTGTCGTTAAACCATATACCAGACCAGCCGCCTTTCGATCCAATCATTTCCCAGGCTCCGTAGGCTCCTGTGTTTGGTCTTATGTGTGCATTATTTGTGCTTGAAAAAATACCTCCTCCATTTACATTCATCCAAGACGGTATATACAAGTAACCGTTAGATTCGTATA